GAGGTGTATATAACAGATATTGAGTAATACCCCGACGTGGGTATAGTGATGTCTGCGCCCGACCACGTGAAGCCTTGGTTGCGTACTTCGGTTTGCCATGTAATCGTCGTGCCTGCCGTCGTGATTGCCAGCGTCGCCGAGCGTGTGAGGGTCAACCCTACGGGAAGCGGTGACTCGATGCGGGCGAGGTCTTGCGTCGCCGCTCGCAGGTCGGCGCTAGTTTGATATAAGTCCGACATTGACACTCTCCGCTCCTAATGCGCTCATGCTGAGTGATACGCTGGCGACCTTCTGTGTAATGTTGCCTGCGGCGTAGGCATAGACGGTCACAAGGTCACCTAAGAAGTAATCGCGACCATAGCGCAGTGCCGCGTTCTGCAGTACTTCCGTCTGTATCGCACTACGCCGGCGCTCCGCATCACGCCAGGAGATGTCGCCCAGCTGAGTATACTCTGCGGTCGTCTTTTGATTCCGTGCATCAATCCACGCCTCCCTCAGGTCAAGCCCCGTTGGAAGCGAGGCGGGACGCGTGACGATAGCCCGCGCCGATCCCTCGCCCTGCCCAGCCACGACTGCAGCCGTCATGTCGGTGACACGGTCTGTCCTGATGGTGAGCTTAGCCACCGTCCCCGTCTCCAACGACAAAATCACCGTCGCCGTTTTGTTTGTACCCAGCTGTCCGGTGTACCATACAAAGTTCCACGTCGCTGGGGCGGTGTAGGTCAGGGCGAAGTCACCGCCCGCGCTCAGTTGTATCTCTTGCAAAGCACTGAGCAAGTTTTGCCCCGCACAGCTAAAGGACACGGTACTGCCCAGTCCGCCCGACGTCGCCGCCGCCGCTCCGGTCAAGCGTCCGTCGAGGCTTCGCCCATTGGCAACGGTGGCAGACGTCGATAGATTGTAATTGTACAGTGTCTTCATGATGGTCTCGGCAGGCTGTGCGCTGAATTGGCTACGGTTGGCGATGCCTGACTTATACGCCACGATGCGGTCGCCGAGTAGCGCATTGATGCCCACGGCCTGCGCCGTGATGACCGTGGTCTGTCCGTAGGTCGTGGTGATGCCACGAATAATTCCGGCGAATTCCCGTGTGGACACAATGCCCGCTTCATTGTCTTGGCGGTACACTTCGACGATTGCGCCGTAGACGATGTAGGGCGCCGTGCTTGACACTGAGTTGACGCCGAATTGCGCAATGTCGATAGCGTTGACGGTGCGATTAACGGCGACGCTGAGGAAGTCGGTACACACTGCCGACAACGTCCCTGCCGCCGTGTAGACGTAGATTGCGTATTGTGGCGCCATGCTACAGCCGTGTGCAAATGACGTACGAATCAGTCACTGAGCGCCCCGCAGTACTTGCCCAGCCCTCGAGGTAGTACAGCGCAGGCGTACCCTGTCTCACGGTGACGACCGTCGTATGACTACTCCGATAAATTGAGCTGGTAGCAAATAACGCTGCCGTGATTGGCGAGGAGTTGCCAAGATTCCGAATCGACCCCATGCGATTCCCCGTGGTGTTGGTGTCGAAGGTGATGTTGTAATCGAAGTGGTAGACACCGCTTTGATAGAGGGCGATTTCTCCGTTTACCGTGGTGAATTTCATCGTGCCGTCTGCGCTACTCACTCCGGCGGTAAAGTTTACGAGTGGCGTAAATGCGGCCGTTCCTAGCGACACTGTGCCGCCGCTTCCTTGGCAATACTGCTGGGTGCGTTGCTGACGTCCGCTTGCATACGGATAGTACGATGCGATGCTTGAGATTGTCCCTGCCGACGTCGTGACCGTGCCAAGGGTGACTATGTTGGCCGCACTGATTGACGCAGTGATGGTCGAGAGTTGCCCAGCTGTCACGATGGCAATGCGACTAGTGGCGGCGAGTACCGTCGTTGTCCCTGCGCCGTTGGCACTGACGGTCTGTGAGCCCGCCGCCGTGTTGGCGATGATGATGACGGAGAATGTACCCGAGCCGAGCGTTGACGTGGATATCGTCACGGCACCGTTAGACTCGTAGAAATAGCCACCGACAATGGCGGTGCCGTCGGCGATGGTGAGCGTCGTGGTCGTGGCGCCCGACATCGCAAGATATGAGCCAGTGAGTAACACGCCGACGCCAAGCCCTGACCGCTCGAAGGCGCTCATGCGTGCCGAGTCATACGTGGTGGCGCCGTCGGTGGATGCGACGCCCGTCGCCCATCCCAAAGATCGTTCTGTGGTTGCCATGGTGACTCCTTATATTCCGATGTAGCGCGTATTGTACGTGATGGCCACTGCGGCCGGCGACGATGACGATGAGGCGGCGATGCTGATGGAGTTGATGCCTACGACGATGGCCCAGGTCGCCAAGTTTGACGACGCCGCCACCGTGGCGATTTGGTTGTTACCTAAGTCATCATAGACCGTCTTTTTACCATAGCGCAGGTCATAGGTGTAGGTCCGTCCAGCGGCGATTGACCCCGTAGTCGTAATGACTTGCCCAGTGGTGTTGTTGGTAATGACTAAGCCGGTGATGGGGCCGAGCGCCGTAATGACGGGGTATGCCTTCCACGTGCCATCGTAGGTGTACGTCGTGGTGGCGTTGATATTTGCGGTGCCGTAGGTGCGAGGGTAAATCACCGGGTAGGCGGTGGCGGTGCCCGCGATACCTGCCGAGCCAGCGATGACGTGTGGCTCGGCGTCGTACCACGTCGGGTCATCGGCACGAAGCTGGATAACCGCACGGAGGGCATAGCCGACTTGGGGATCGGTGTCGAAGCTCATCCCGCCCAGCACCTTGACGTTGATACTACGTGTCCAAGCTGACGTCGTGACCGTCACGACCCCGCCGCCGTTGGTCGGTGAAAAGACTTCGAGTAGGCGACCACGTGCGGCGTAGTACTCATCGACGGACGTTGTGGCCACAAAGAGGGGTATTTGCATGATGCGAGGGCCAAGGCGAAAGTCTACGTCGCTGTCGCCGTCCTGCATTGGCCCGCGCTGGGTAATGCGGTGCATCGGCGCTAAGCCGAAGCCTTGGTCGCCAAGATACCCAAAGGTCAGCCCAGTGGCGGCGTCGTACCCATTGAGGTTAAACGTCGATGCGCCGACGGTGTACGTGATTGCGTAGCTCATGCCATGCCTCCGGCGAGTAATTGCATCGCCCGCAAATCTTGACTAATGGAAGACTCCGACTGCGCTGTTTGATACGATGCGCTCAGGTAGTAATTCTGTGTGGTCTGATTGACGGCACCGACGGCCGCCCCGGTCGTGACACCGATTGCGCTGGTGACGTCGGGAATACCACGAACAATCCCCGCTGCCATGCCTGCGCTCATCTGATAGCCGATTTGGTCAGCAAAGAGTTTCGATGGGGAGGCAATGCCGAGGAGCTTTTTGGCGGCGGCGATGGCGTCATTGACCACGCCGAGGATGGCGCCGATAACGGAATTCGCCGCCGACTTGATGCCCTTTGCAATACCGTCGGCAATGGCAGTGCCAATCTTCATTGCCTCGGTGCCAAGCGTCGCAATGAAGCCGGCAATCTTTGGCATGACTTCGGCGACGAAGGTATTAATCGAATTCGTGATGGAGTTGACAAAGTCGATGGCGGCGTTTTTTACCGTAATCCATGCGCCGGCGAAGTCACCTCTCAACGCTTGGCTGATTGCGGTGAGAATCCCAATGACCAAGGTTTGCAGCGGTGCCATAAGCGCCGTCCAGCCGTTGAGGACGATTTGCAAGTATGGCCAGAAGAACTGGAACGCTTGCATCAAGTAGCCAATCTCTGCGGTGATTTGGCGGACGGCGAGCGACACCACGAGAATCAGGATGTCGCCGAGTAGTTTAAAGATAGACACGATGCCCGCAATTTGTGCCTGCGTCGCCGGCGATGCGAGCTGGGTCGCAATGACGTTATACAGCGCAGTCAGCGCAGGTTGTGCCACCGCCCACAGCGCCGCAATGGCGGAGGTGATCGGGGCAATAGCCGTTTTGAACGTGTTGAGTCCGCCTTGTATTTCGTCGAGACCGCCTTGCCAGTCGGTGCCGTAGATGAAGTCGTACAATGCATCCGTCACGCCACCAATAGCGCTCATGACTGCGGGCCAATCGACACTATCAATCCACTCGACAAAGACGTTGATGATGTCTTCGACGACGGGCACAAGCGTCTCTTGGGCAAAGGCACCGAAGCGCATAAGCACCGGTAACAGTGCCTCACCAAGGGTCTGCTGGACATTGGCGAATTGTTCGGCGAGGATGATTTGTTGACCGGCGAAGGTATCCACTGCGGCGAGTGCGCTTCCGCTGAATTGCGTCTCAAGTTCGCCAAGGATGACACTTTGTGCCCCGGCGATGTCGCCCGCTTCGACCATGCTTTTAATCATGTCTTTTTGGTCATCGGTGAATTGCACGCCCGCCCTGCCAAGCGCAGAGACGCCGGCGATGGGGTCATTAAGTGCTTTGCCGACTTGCATCGCGCTACTCTGTAAATCAGTGCCAAGGGCTTGGCTCATGTCAATGATTGCCTGCGTCGCCCCGCCAAAGTTTTCACCGCGTATCTGTGTAAACGTAGCGAGGACGTTTTGCGCACCAAGGATGGCATCGTCAGCAAACAGCGACATGCCCGACGATGCACTCATTGACTCCGCCATGCTCGCCATCTCTTTAGCCGTGAGCCCAGCGGCTTCGCCCGTTGACTTGACCACGGCTTCGGTCTGGGCAAACACCGATTGAAACTGCGCCGCCTCTTCGATTGACCCAGCGACAAAGTCGCCCAGCTTACTGAGTGCCGAGCCGGCGATGTTGACCGCCGCTTCGCCGATGGCTTGGAATGCGCCGGTCGCAATGGTGCCTAAGGCATCGAAGCCCTTGCCTGCGGTCTTCGTGGTTTTTTCGACGCCCTCCACCGCACGAGACGCCGCATCGGCTGCGGTTTCTACGCTGGAGGCGTCGCCTTGGAATCGTATGATGACGGTCTCGTCTGCCATTACTTCGCGTTCCTTTTTCTGACTTCGGACTCAATGCCAATCATCATCAAATGTTGTTGGATGATGTGCCACGGAGGGAGGTCTTGCGGTGGGCAGTGATAGATATCACGACAGCACAGTAGCTCGATGTACTCCAGCGGGGCGGGGCTCTTCGTCCAAAGATGTGCCCGCACCGCGTTCATTAGTTTCCCGAGTCGGTGCCGTTGAGTTTCTTAGTAAGCGCTTCGATGATGATTTTGAGGTGCTTGGCTGGCAGTTCTTCGACCATGCGTCCGTCGTCAGTGACCACGCACTTTTCGAGGATTGGTAAGACGGCTGCCATGTTGCCCGCAGTGCCTGCAGTGCTGAGCGTCATCATGTCACGGATGGTTAAGCGGTCGGCGTCGATGGTGTACAGACTCATAGGGGGACATCTCCTATACATGGGCATCAAAGTATTGGCTAGGCGCACGGATGCCCCACGTGCGCCCCGCCTGATAAGCTATGCGGTGACGGTGTACGTGATGCCGGGTGCCCGCACGGTGAAGCTGACCATGATCGGGCCAGCGGATGAAGCGTCGATAGCTGGGTAGTCGAGCGCAGTGATGGTGCCGCCTGCCATGCTTTCGATGGTGTCGGCACCGGCGGCGGCGCCAAGCGGAGTCCACTTGATTTGTACTGCGGACTTTGCAACGAACGCCGCTTGGGCGACGATGAAGGCTTCGGCTGCGGTCTCCGTGTAGATGATGTTCACCTTCACTTCGACGGGCTCGAACTTGCCCGTGGTGAGAATGGCGTAGCTCCCATCGAAGGTATACGCTTCACCGGTGACGACCGTCGCAGTGACGGCGTCAACACTTTGACTTGACCCGGAAATATCGGCGTATGCGGCGCTGGCGACTTTGATAGAAATCGTAGCGGCGGCGCCGTTGACTGCGGTGGTGGTCTGAGCCATGGCTTCCTCCTATTGGATGATTTCGGTGATGGTGAGTGTGGCGGTGACGGCGTCGTAGTATCTGCCCGATCCTTGTGGCCACTCAAGCACCGTCGCACGAAGCGAGGCGTTGCTGAGTACCCACGTCGGGGCGATGAGTGTGCGTAGTGCATCATGGTAGGCGGCGAGGTAGCCTTCGAGGCTTCCGGCGATGTCACTGAGTCCAAGCCCAAGCCCTGCCGCACGAAGGAGGGCGACGTCTTGCACCGTCCACTCCGCTTGCATGACGTGACCCGAGCCACCCAGCGTCGTTGTCCGTGTGCGAGCCGAAGCTAAGCCGATGGCGTTGACGATGCGGGTCGGTACGTCGGCGTCGTCCACTTGGTCTTTGAGCGTGGTGCCACGAAGGACGTTCATAGAGTAGCCGGTGATTGATAGCGCACAGACGGCGCCGATTATCGTCGTAAGTTGTGAGCCCATACTATGACCGCC